TGACAACAATGAATCAATTTTTCAGGGAATGCCTGAAACTCACTTATGTGGGCAACTCTCAGGATAATTCTTATCATGAACAGCAGGTGGAAGATTTGCTTAAAAAGCATAATCTATCCTACGAATACCAACCAAATGGCACACAGAACTCTCCCGACTTTCGTGTAAATTTTGACGGTGGGACTTATGATATTGAATGTAAGTCTAGCAAGCAGGCATATCCTACCTATAATGGAGGATTACCTAAAGAACGTGTTATTTACATTTTTTGTAGTGGGAAGTACAATCAAACGACAATCTTCTTTGCCGATGATGTCGTTAAGACAAGTAAGCGTGAATTGTTTGCATGCCTGATTGAGGAACTAAATGTAATTCTGCGTAAATATCAGGCACTACCCGAGTGGCAAGATGATAATCGTGGGTTTAATTTTTATATTCGCAACATGTTCACCCAATCAGGTGGATGGACTCGCACAAATTATTTCGAACATACCGACCGCCAACTGTGCGAATCTAATGTTCTAAATTACAACTTTGGGGGTTGACACCCTTCACTAATCCTGCTAAACTAACTCTATAAACACTGAATTAACAATGAGCAACAGCAAGAGCATCACTAAAGAATCACTTCTTAAGATTATAAAAGAAAGGTACGCGCCTAAAGTTGAATTTCATGTCACAGACATTTACCAACTTCTCTCTAATATTTCATCCAAGATTTACGAGCATTTAGAAGTTCCTAATTCTGGTGTGCTTCGTGATGTTCAAGTACTTCGAGATGATGATGTTTTGACTTTCGTTGACTACAATGGTACTTATTTCTTGAATACTCCTTCTGTTGGCAATTCGAAAGAGAATATCTTTTCTCTTGAGATGCTTGAACGTCATGGTCGTATCTTAATGTGGGATGATAAAGATAAGACCACATCTGCACCTGGAATCACCTTTGTGCGGTGGATGATTGCTGATAAAAATGAAGTCATGTCACACACTATTGCGCGTGAACTTGGAATCGAATGTCAAACTCGTGTTGACCAAGCACTATTTAAGAGCACACAAGATGAGATTTGTGATAGCATCATCAGTGAGGGTTATGATTATCGATGCTGCCAACCTGCTGTTTCCGAGTTAGATACTCCTATTGAATATAAAGGCAAGGTCTACAAGTTTATTGCTCGTGATGGTAATAATCGTTATGAACTTCCTTGGGATCACTTCCCATGTGCTCTGATTAAAGGTAAAAATGAGTATTCTTTGCTTCAGTATGGGGCGATGGCAAACAATCCAACTAAAGAAAAGAAAAATGACTGCACTCCCAATGATGTAAAACACATTATCCGATTAGGTTTTAATTGTGGGGAGATTGAGAAAACTGAAGATGCAGTTTATAATATTCTTTACACTCGATACAAAGAAACTCGTAAGAAAGACCGTCGCAGTTTTGTTGCCGAAATCCTTGGTGAAGAAGGCATTAAACTCTCTATGGAACCTTACAATATCAGCAAAGCAAAACATCACCTTATCGAAAACTATGGTGTTGAGATAAGTGACCATGATTTCATTATGGGATGGGGACGCAAGGGTGATCACCATCGTAAATTATATGATATGTTTGAGTGCCAACTTACCAATCCTGAAGTTGATAGGAATGCATACTATTTCCTAGAAATGGGTCAGGGGGTTGAAACTCAACCGACTGAAAGCAATGCTAAAAATCAACGTATTCAGATGGAAAGTGAACGTAAACATTACATTAACCATTGCTGTAATGTTGCTGATCTTTATCGTGCTGGACAACTAAAATCAATTAATGTAAAATGGTTAGCACAAGTCAATAGTAAAGAAGTCTATAATGCATTCCAATAAATATGAAACAATAGTCGGTGATTGCCAACAAGTTCTCTCCTCTTATGGGGAGAACTTTTTTCATTCCTGTATTACAGATCCCCCCTACGGTATGGGAATGGATCACTGGGATCATTCTGTTCCTGGTGTAGAAATATGGCGTGAGGTGTTTCGTACACTTCGCCCAGGTGCATTTTGTCTTGCTTTCTGTTCTCCTGAATTGTATCATCGTTTGGCATGTAATGTAGAGGATGCTGGGTTCATAATTAAGGATCAGATTATGTGGATGACTACCACAAAAATGGTGAAATATAATAGACTGAAACCTGCTCACGAACCGATAGTAGTAGCACAGAAACCATATGAAGGTTCTCTTCAAAATAACTTTGAACAGTGGGGATGTGGTCTGATTGATACAGATAATACCCGTGTTCCTTGGGATAAGAAACCACCAACAGGTTGGATTAAAGGTGGATCCAAACGTAGAGTATTTGGTGGTATTCAAAATAAGGCATGTGATCTTAAAACTAAAGAAGAAGTGTGGATTGATCCATCCACAAATGAACCGATTGTAAAGGAATTAACTGGTGGAAGTGATGCTGGCAGATATCCATCTAATATTATTGGTGATGTGGAATCAGAACACCAAAAGTATTTCTATGCTCCACGAGCAACAAGAAAAGAGAAGGGAGAAGATAACGATCATCCTACAGTCAAACCACTTCAATTGATGCAATATCTTATCAAGATCTATTCTCCAATCAATTCTACCGTATTAGACCCATTCTGTGGCAGTGGTAGCACTGGTGTTGCTTCTTTATTGGAAAATAGAAACTTTGTTGGTATAGATTTGTCCGAGCACTATACACAAATTACAAACAAAAGATGTTCAGAACTTACCTTAGTGGAATAAATTAATAACTCCGGGGCCTTTAAAGTGTTCCTATAGTATGAAGACCACTCAAATACAAAACAAACATCAAGAACATTTTGAGGATCTAATCCTTACAGGTGACCTATCTGTTCTTGATTTTTTTGATGGTGACTATCAAGTTTCTTTGAAGATTGATGGGTCTCCAGCAATAGTGTGGGGAACTAATCCTGTATCTGGTAACTTCTTTGTGGGCACCAAAAGTGTATTCAACAAAGTTAAACTCAAAATCAACGAATCACACGAGGATATTGATACAAATCACAGTGGTAATGTGGCACAAATATTACACTGTTGCCTAGATAGTTTACCTCGTACAGAGAACATCTATCAGGGTGACTTTATTGGGTTTGGTGGACTTAACGTCTATACTCCTAACACAATTACTTATCAGTTCCCTGAGATTGTAACACAAAGTATTATTATTGCACCACATACAAAGTGGAGCACTGATGGTGAACTTAGAGATGCTTATGTATCTGGAACTACACCATTCTTTAATGATACTCAGCACGTCAAATTCGTGCAACCCTGTGTAGACTTTGTTCGCATAACTTTACCTCAGGTTGATGTTGATGATGTTGAGTTCTTAAGTGTAAAACAAGCAGCAGAGGCAAAGAAACAAATTAATGCTCTGATTCGTTCTGGTAGTGAACTTAACCTTCGCAATCTAACTGAGATTCTTGTCTGTCAGAACCTTGCACATCTCTATCTCTCAATGATAGAAATCAAAGAGGACTTGATGGATTCAATGATAGTCACTGATAGTCCAGTAGCATACATTAATGGTGAGAAGATTGTTGGTGAGGGTTTCGTTCTTAAGAATAGTAGCATCATTATGAAATTAGTGAATCGTGAAGTTTTTGCTTATGCTAACTTCAATACTGCGAGGAAGTGGAGTAAGTAATTCCAGGGCCTTTAAAGTGTCCCTATAGTATGACCACTCACTCAAACCAAACCAAAATGACATCCACAACTCAAACAGTTCAGGAATTCTTCACAGAAAACGAATGGGACATGATTTACAATTTCATTGGTAATGCTCTGGATAATGATGATTATGATCGTGAAGATGTTTACTCTATTCGTGCTAAAATTCACAACCTCTTTCTTGTAAAATGAACACTCCAAACTGGAAACATAACTCTGGTAAGAGTAAACGAACCAAGGGTATGTGTAAGGGTCAGATTGTAGCACGTAAACAAGCACTTAAATCACTCAAACTGAAACTCTCAAAATGACTGCCACCACTCAAACAACTCAGGAGTTTTTTACAGAAAACGAATGGGATATATTTGCTGATTACGTTGCTGGACAGGATGCTCGCAACACAATTCAACTGAATATAGTTAAGTATTGCTATCAGTTGATTGATGCTCTCAAAGATAACTTTTGTGAGTATTCTATTCGTGGGCATCAACACTCTATAAATCGTGGTGATAGTTTAGAGTATCACTTGAGTGCTATAAAAGATCTTGAGGCAGGTATTTGCCCGATTGATTATCAGATTGAGAGTGGTAGAAAGTATCACAAAATTATGTTTGTTGATGGTGGTGGTCATCACAGTGTTCACTGTTTTGTTGATAAGCAGACTGGTGAAGTTTACAAGTCTGCATCTTACAAAGCACCAGCAAAAGGTGTTAGATTTGACCTGCGATTAATTAAAGATCGTGAATACTTATTTGCTAATGCTGATTGGTCGGGAGGATATTTAT